TACAGTGGTTTTCTTGAGCTGGAACGTTTTGGTCGTTCCGTCCCCCGTGGCGAATTGGGCGTCTTCCGCCTGATAGTCGCCCCAATCCTTGTGCAGAAAACTATGGCATCTGCCACGGGTCACGAGGAAAACGGCCTTGATGTTGGCGTACTGTTCATCGGAAATATTATTGAACGGAGCTGTATATTTATGCCTGCAGATCGACCAGTCGGCGTTTCGTTTTTCACGCCCATTCGCAATATTCTGGATGTTGGTTTGAAATTCAGGTCCGCCAACGAACCCGAAGCCAGGGCATTCCTGAATCTCGATTGCGTAGAATGCCATTAACTATTCCTCGCCGTGGCTACCCTCTGCTTACGGGCCACCGCAACAGCGACCTGCTCCGCCGTGCGGCGCGTGGAGGTTGGTTGCACGAACACGTTAATGGGGCTGCCCGTGCCGCTCTGTGCCGGACGCTGATGCATGGGAGTCACGTTGCCCGATGAGTTGCCCATCATCAGATAATTGCGCCCATTGGCGCTAAGCATCTCCGGACCATGCTCTGCGACTTCATAGAGGCTTCCGGCAGATACGGGGCCGCCGATAGCCTTGCCGCCGCCGAAGATGCCGGAAAACACGCCAGCCCATCCGCTAGTGTCAGTAGATCCAGCAGCTCCAGAACCATTCTTGCCAAGATGCTCGAGCAACGACTGAATGGCTTTGTTGGCTACGAACTTGAGCGCCTGCCGATATAGGTCATCCAAGAGATCACCAATGGCCTCCTTGGCGCTCTTGGTTCCATCCACAATGTCAACAAACGCGTCGCCAACTCCCTAAATGAGCTTTGTGGTCAAGTCATAGGCTTGTTTTGCGCGATCACGCTGGCTCTCCAAGAAGTCGGCTATGGCCTTGTCTGTGCCGTTATGCCAGTCGGATTGCGCGGCGCTGATACGATCCTGCCCATCCTTGGTAACGTCATACAAGTCACCCCAGTACTTCTCATAGGCCGAAAGCTGCTCCTGATACTGCTTGTCCGACATGGCGTCGGGGTGTAGCTGATGGGCCTGCTGAAATGCAGTAATGGCCTGCGCGCCGTCAAAGCGTATCTTTGCCAGATCCTGCAGGTTTTTCGCCTCCTTGTCGCCAAGACTGATGGACTGCACTTGCACGTCAATGGCCTGTCTCTGCGCGGCCAGCTGGGCGTCAAGACTATTGGTGTACTCCTTGACGGCCCGTGCAGGCGCGTCAAGGTCGAAGTTCATCTGTTTATTAAGCGCTTCCGTGCCAGCAGCTACCTGCTTCTGAACCTGCGCGACGCTTCCGCCTGCCTTAATTGCAGCTGCTCCGAGTTGGGTCAGCTGGGAGATGCGTGATGCATAGTCCTGCGTAATCTTGGCGGCAGGATCGCCTTCCGCCTGGACCTTCTAAACAGCCTCATACAGCTTGCCGTACGCTTCCGAAAGCTTGTCAATCTTAGGCCCCTTCGGTGCGACAGTATTACCAAGCGCAGACTGCAGCGCCTTGGCATGCTGGGCAGCCCACTTCTCCGCGTCCTTGCCCGAATCCTTTGTGACCTTCGCGGCTTTTTCTTGCTTGGCCTGGAAGCCGCCGAGTGCGACGCCCATATCTGACAAGTCGGTGGATAGGGACTTTTTGAAGTCCTTCCAGTTGTCGCCAATGGTGCCTAGCGCCTCGGTGGTCCCATTGCGGTAGTCCTGAATGCCCTGCTTGGCTTCCTTCAGGTTTCCGTGCGCGAGACTGTTGAGGACGTCAAAGCTAGTACCAAGGCTCCGTACGGCCGCAGCGATGATGACAGCCGTATCCTTAACCACCATGCTGACGGCAGCGAACGCAATGGTCAGGGAGTTGGCGACGAGGGCGGCGGCGGTAAGTACGCCTTTAAGGGCAGAGGTTGATTGCGCAAGCTGATCAGTGTTCTTTGCCGTATCGACAAATTGATTTGACCACTGATTCAGAATCGGCAACAGGCTGGTAGCTAGCTGCTGCACGATACCTTCAGTAATTGACTTCAGCCGCGTCAGGTTGTCGTTGAAGTTCTCTGCCTGTTCGCCCGTTTCGGTGGATAGTTGCAAGCCGAACGCCTTGGCCTCGGCCTGAGCGTTAGCGATACCTTGCGAACCGTCCTTGAGCAAGGGAACCAGCGTCTGGAACTGGCGACCGAACAGAGTCAGGCCGGCGGCCATGACTTCTGGGGATCGACCGGACTTCTGGAAGGCATCGGCGAAGTCTTTCAACACCGATACGGAATCACGCATCTTGCCTGATGCGTCCAGCGTGGCTATGCCCAATGCCTTGAAGATCTTGGCCTACTGCGTGATGGGGTTCTGCGCCATGCCCATCGACTTGGTGAGCCGGCCCGATGCAGCCTCCAGGTCGCTTATCTGCACATCCGCCAGCTTGGCGGCATAGGACAACGTCGAGAGCTATTCCGTCGTCGTGCCGATCTTCTGCGCGGACTTGCTCATCTCGTCCATGCTGTTGATGGACTCGCGCACTGCGGCGGTTGTAGCGACGACAGCGGCACTGATGGCAATGGCTCCTGCCTTGATAGCCTTTCCGATGTTTTCGCCAAACTTGTAGGCGCGATCCTGCAAGGCCCGCATCTTGGCATCGGCAATACGGGCAGCCTAATCCATGCCTTGCTGGAAGCCGCCCGTCTTGGCGACGATATCCAGCGTCAGTGTTCCGAGCGAACGGTTTGCCATTAGCGTTTCGCACCCTTGAGCATGGTCATGAAATCCTCTGGCGTCGCTTCCACGTCAAGCTCCTTTGGCCACGGCATGAAATCGCGCATCTTCCCATCGCGGACAAACGGAAGGACTGCTCTAGCCACGGCAGCATCGGTGCGGATCATGGGGTTAAGTGGCCCGTTCTCTTCGGCGTAGGCATACCAGTGCGTAAGCTCGGCATACGTCATCCGCTCGCGCAGTTCAGTCACTGTCATGCCGCCGATAGCCAGGCACAGGTCGTGCATGAAGCTATCGACGGCGCTCAGTTTTTTGGTTTGGCTGCACCATTGATCGCGTTAAACGCATTCACCATCTCGACGGCGATGCCTGGATGAAGCTTGTACGCGTCAACAAAACTGATCTTTTCCTTGCCGTCCTCGCCGAGAGTGATGGCGTCGGCAATGATCTTGGCGGTTCGGCTCTTGTCGTCCGGTGCCGCAAGGAACAGTTTTTCGTAGTCACCAACCGACAACTTCTTTACGAAGATATCGGCGGTCAATGTGTCTTCGCCATCCAGCTTGAACGTGATCGTCTGCTTGATGGGCTTGTCGGGAACGAACGCGCCAAGCGTCCGCAGTTGCTGAATGGTGCTCATGGTTCTCGCCTTTCAAGGGTGGGCGCGGGAACGTCGGCGAGGAACGCCCACAGACCGCCCATAACTGAAATTCTCGCCGTTTGCGATCAAGGGGTCTTCGGAGTCCAGACGGGCTCGCCGGACACCTGGATGCCGACGCTGGACGCCACCATTGCGTTCTGCGCGAAGCTGAACGGGAAGGCGTTCATGTAGCCCTCGAACGTGATCCACGAACGAGTAGCCGGAATCACGAACTGATAATCGCCAGCGCTGTCCGCCTCGGACGTCGGCGCGATGCCCGTGCCATCGGACCAGCCGACGGCCCATTGCAGGGTCGTGCCAGCCACCTTCAGCGCATGCAGGCGCACATGCGTCGTGTCACTCGGGTCCGCGTTAATCGCGAACGTGGCGCTGCCAGGAGTCGCAAGGCCCGCCTCATACGTGCGCGCGAGGCTTTCCAGACAGGTGGTTTCGATCTATTCGATCGATGTGTCGATGCCGTCGATGCTGGTGACGCAGCCGACTTGAAGGACGCTACCGTCCTCGGGGTCGATCACATACAGCTCGGTGCCCTAGGTTTTCTTTGCCATGTTTGTTTCCCATCGATGGTTGCCGGTTTGATCCGACGTGACGACTGCCGACTTGGCAGCCGGTTACGGCATGTGCACATGCCGAATTAGCGCGAAGTGATCCACTCCACCGTAAAGCCGTATCGGAACAGGCCCGTTGGCTCGTCCTTCGATTCGCCGTTCCACGCGACAACGTAAGCCACGCCCTCGAACGCATCGCGCAGGGCGCGCGCGACGTTTCGGGCTTCGGTAGCTGAGTTGGCGTAGACATCCACCTGTGTGCCAAAGGAGTCAGCGTCAGGTGTCCCGGAAAGATAGTTCTCAGGCGACCCATAGGCCGCCTGCCATACGGCATAAGGGGTGCCGCCGGCTGGCGTGCCGCTCGCATCACGAGGAGCCTCACCGAATGACCAGAACCGTATCGGATTGGTGCCAAGCAGAGCTTTGACGGCGCTTGATGCGGATACAGCCTAGGCAATGGGCGGGAACATCACTTCACTCCGCTGGCAACCAGCTTGTCGATTTGTGCGTTAAGTTCCTCAATGATCACTGCCGTGGTCCGCTCAACGTTGTCGGCCATCGCGGGCCGTAGGAATGGCTTCGCCTACTGTCGCGAGGTGCCGAACTCAAGAAACCGCCAGTACCATGTATCCCCGCCTGGGTTGGCTTTGGAGCCGCCTGTGGCGTTGGTTTTACCGGCCCTGCCCTTGCGGCGGTTCTCGGCGTTGTTCGCGTAGCTCTTGGCTCCGCCTCGAACGCCAACGCTCATCACAATCCCGCCTTCTTTGCGGCCAGCCCTAGCGTTGTTCGCGACTGCAATGTTTTTCCAGATCGCCTCATCGGTTCCGGCATCATCCAAACGCTTCGCATTTTCTACTGCGGATTTCTTGATAACGTTGGCGCCCTTGCGGACGGCGGTGCGCAGTCCCTTTTTCTGCAATTTCGGAACGAGCTGCCGCATCTTTGCCAGTACGCCGTCCAAGCCTTCGATATGCGCGTCAGCCATGTTTTACTCCAACGTGAGACAGCGCAGACCCATCACATATCTCGTCCAGCGTCCACTGCCGCCATGCCAGCACATGCGCCCATGCCTATCGATCCGTGACGCCCCAAATCATGGAGCCCTTGTCTGCTGCGGTGACAGACTTTCCAGCCAGCAACGCGTCCACGCCGGTATTGCTGTTGTACGTCACGACGACCGCCGCCCCGCTCAGCGCATCCGCCAGTTCGCCGTCGAGTATTGGAGCGCCCGGAACATCCTTGGCTTTTCCGCGCCTCCACGCCAATGGATGCGGCCTGAACCGCGCAGGCAGCCCATAGCGAGTCTCGGCGTCCTTGGCTTGCTGGCAGTACCATGGATGGAGGTCGCGTCCCTGCAGAGCCGCATCGCCCGGAACCTAGCCCGCTATAAGGACGTATTCTCCAGCGTGGTTTATCGGTTCAAGCCGGAAATTTCGGTTGAAACGTTCCCCGCCATCCGCCGGTGCATTGGGGACCGTGGCGCGCCCGTTCAGTCCATTCCAGCCCAGCGATGTCCACGCAAAACGGTCGCCGAGATAGCCTCTCTCCATGACTAATACTTCGTGTCCCTTGTAACGCAAATGCTGGCCTAGTCGCCAACCCCAGCACGCAACATACTTCGTGCGAACGCCGTGGATATCCAAAGCTCGGCGAGCGACGACTCCATGAGCCGCAAGACCTTGAATCATCGCGTCCTGATGCGTTATCTGGTGCCGCGATGTTCGGCTGGCTATTACTGTCCAGTCCATAGAACGCCGATCCCCATCGTGGAGCCTTCGTCAATAAACTCGACGTGCTTGTATTGCGCCTTGAGCGATGCCCATAGGATCGGAACTTCCACGGGCCGTCCGCCAACCTTCTCAATCTATCCCGTGCCTACAATGTCATGAAAGGCGATAACCGGAGCGCAGCTCTTGTACAGTTCCCAATCGCGCGATACCCCAGTAAGCGTATGATCGCCATCGATCAACATGGCGTCATAGGGTCCGCGACCCTTCACCAGCTTGTGAGTCGCCGGAGTCTGGCTATCGCCGAACAAACATGACGCGGCATATCCCTTGGCGGTCAGGTCTTCAACGGCGTCTTGTAGCGCATGCCGTGACGATCCGATGCCCCATAACCCACCAGGAAGATCCACAGCTACACCGACGCTAGCGGCTGGCAAGGCGCGCATCACATCGTAGAACGTATCGCCATGACGTGCGCCTATCTCGCAGTAGCGCGTGACGCCAATCTCGTTAAGAAGTGCGATAAAGCTCGTCAGCTCGAACTCGTTCTAGCTTGCGCGGCGCCCGCTTCGCGTGGTCAGCATTGATCGTCCAGTGTTGATGTTGGGTAACCCGGCAAGGCCGTGCCGGGGCTGCAATTGACGACGATAACGCCAGCATCTCGGCATGCTTCATACTCATACTGGTGCTGCAATGCGTGGATCTTTCGGCGCGCTTCGTTCGTGTTTACCAACGGCGCGGCATGGGCGCCAAAGAAGTGCTGGCCGTGACCGTCGAAGCCAAGAAGGATAATCTTTCTTGCGCCAAGGTGGCGCGCCACGCGGATGGCGAACACGCCGCTATTGATTCCCGCGTGCTTTCCGACTAGACGTTCGCATCCATCAACATTCATTACACTGAATCGTCGCCCATCGAAGTCAGGCTTGTGATGCCGCCACCAAGCCGCGTCAGCCGACGCCAGCACTTCGGCCCACGGGGCTAGCTTGTAGGCGTCAGAGACGGCGATAACGCGAAGTCCGCGAACCGCATCAGCCTACGCGATAGTCAGCGAAGGCCCGGTTGCCAGTATCGCGAAAACATCACCCGCCATCGCCAGTGCCGACGCTAACGGGGATCGTCAAATACTCAAGACCCGAATCGGGATCGGCAAGGGGCCCTGCCGGGTTGTACAACTTGGCGCCGTGCTTGATTCGCATCTGTGCGTTTAACCCATCGCGATAACGAATGGTGATGCGCGCCTAGACCTGCGACTGTGCAGCTTGCGCGGCAAGAAGCTCGCGGGCTGAAAGTGGCTCAATAGCCGCCCATACGCTGGCGACATCCTGCCAGTCATAGACCGCGTTCAGGTCGCTATCCTGCGTAAGCACACGCTCCTGAATAGTGATGCGATGACGCAGCCTGCCTGCCTTGATACTCATGCCAGCGCCGGGTCACGCAGGGGGTACAGTAGGGCCGTCACGGGCGCAGGAAGGTAGCCTTGCTGATACGCCTTGTCACTGTCGGCATCGCGATCACGGTACAGGTAACCAAGCATCAGCAGCGTTGCGGCCTGAATGTTGTAGCGCACGGTCATTTCTCCAGCGCTATCGACAGCAGGAACCGGAAGACCAGCGCTGTCTAACACATCGTCCCCGTTTTCGTCGGTTTCGTTCACATAGAGGTTGCGCCGCGATTTGAGATACGCCAGCACGGAGGCGCTAGCTGCCAACACTTTGAGCGACAAGTCGGCATCGTCTGCATCGGTATCGCGTCGCAGGTGGTCGCTAGCCTACTGGAGCGTGACAAGCATCATTAGCTGCCCTTCCCGTTTCGTCCATGCTTCACGGCGAGGCGCCATTGTTCCGGGTCATCTCCCGGCTTTGCCTCCGGCGCGTCTTTCTGCGCGATCCAGAACGAACCGCCCCAGGTCACGCCATCGTGCTTGACGTAATCACTGCCCGGCCTGAATACGCCGCGGTCTAGGACGGTCGGCAGCGTTACGGACTTCGCCACCCGTGTCTCGCCGTTATCCAGCGAAAGCGTGAGTGTGCGGCCATCTTCGGCCAAAACCGCCTCGAAGCTGGCAAGGTTGACGCAATCCTTGCCGTCCTTCGGCGCAGGCATGCGGTCAATGGCGCGTTGGAACAGATCCTGCGCGCGTCGCTCAAAGTCCAGCGCCCATTGTGCGAAACGCTGCTCAAGCGCTGGCATGACATCCTCGACCGTAACGCTTGCGCCGTCCTTTGGACGCGGAATTTCAGCGACAGCCTTGGCAAGTTCTTCGCGCAATGCTGGCATGACCTGTTCTGGCGTGACGCTTTCGCCATCCTTGGGTTTTTCGATGGCCGCCACCGCCGCATCGACCAGCGCCTTCACTTCCTCGGGCGACATATCGCGGCCATCCTTGGGTCGAGGAATTGCCGCAACGGCCTTCTGTGCCTCAGCAGCGATCAGATCAGCCACATCATCGACCGTCAAGCTCCTGCCATCCTGCGGCTCGGGGCGATCTTCCAGCGCCTTGAGCCGCTGAGCGAGCGGCGATACCGCGAGCCCAATGTATTCGTGCACGCCGTCGATGAACTTCTGGACGTCAAACATAGGCCAGGCTCTCCGGCGATTTGCGAAATAGTAAATGCAACGCCTTGTCGGTCTGATCCGGGTCGGGCGCGATGGCCTGCTGAGGTTCGGCAACTGGCGTCGGCTTGGCAAATGGGTCGGCCTTGTCTCGCGCATCCAGCGCCGCCAGCGAATAGTTCTGCTGCTGAAGGTATGGCGTCGCGCCACCTTGGACTGGAGGCATATCTCGTTTTGCGCGAGCCTCGTTCGGCGACATCCAGCCGCCGCCTACGGCCTTGTTCAGCGCGTCGATCTGCGTTGCCGTATCCATCCGCAGCAAGCCTTCCAGATCCAACTCCGTGCCATAGCTGTTGGGCAGTGCAATCCCTTCGTCCAAGCACAGCTCCATGCTCTCGATAAGCGTCTGGAGACACTGGGTGTAATACTGCTGCGATAGGGCCTCGATGTTGTTGTACGTGGGAGCGGGGCCAACGCCAACCATGTACGGCGGGACGTGGAAACATGAGCAGACCACTTCCGCAGTCCAGCGCAATTGCTCTATCAGCTGCGCGTCTACCGAACTCATGCGCATCGGCTGGAAGCTAAGACCGTCGCCAACTACGGCGATCTTCCCGGCGTTCTCACCCGTATAGTTCGCCGTCCACGCGTCCTTAAGTCGCGTCGCGGTTTCATCGCTGATAGCGCCAGGGGCGGTCAATATGCCGCTAGGCTTGGCGCCGTTACCGAAGAACGATGAAGAGTCTTTCTGAATGCTCAGCCCTTGATTCGCCGCCAGCCCAGCAGCAAACAGTGGCGACAAGCCGACCAGCGGGTGAAACAGGCAGTTCATCCTGTCGTGGATGATTTCGCTTGCCGGGACTTGGACGCCTCCTTCCTTGAGGCCAGCAAGGTTGTCCTCCCCGAGTTGATAGAAAACGCTGCCGTTAGGCGACACCAACACCTGAACCATGCAAGGATCAAGCAGGTAGAGCGCCGTGACGACTCCACGATTGTCGCGCTGCTTTAGCGCGTAGGCATTGCCGCGAATCAGCTTTGACGTGATCCACCACTCCTTGAACTGGATATGGTTTTGGAACGTGTTCGGCTTCCGCAGCACAGGCGAGAATGATGGACTGGTCGTTTCCGTCCAGATCCCGCCCTCCTGTTTCGTCAGCTTGATCCGCAACTTTCCAATGTCGGCCGAGATCAGGGTGATACATGAATACACGGCGTGATACGCCAGCACCGTATCCACGGTCCACTCATCGTTCTTTTGCCACGCGCCCGAATATGGTTCGCGAATCAACGGAAACCAGCCGCGTGAACTGACCGCCTAGTTGATGCTTTTGGTTCGCGTAATGTTCAGTCCGAACAAATTCATTTTTCGGCTCGCATGTCGCGACGCTTGTACTTGCGCTTCGCCTTGGCTGGCTTGGGCGAGATGGACTCAGCCTCAATCGCTGCCGTGACGTAGCGCGCTCGGTGCAACTTCACCAGCACGCTGGCATATTTGTCCTCCATGTCCAGATGCTCGCCAACCGGATGCGACCCGTAGGGGACGCCGGTAATTTCAATCTGAGACATAGTGGCTCCGAAAAGAAGCGGGGCGACCGAAGCCGCCCCGCAAAGGCTTACGCCCAGTTGACACCCGAAAGGTACGCGACGGCCTGAGCGCGGCGCTTCTTCCAGGTGATCCACCGCTCCGCACGCAGTGCGATGGAGTTGGTCTGGAACATGGAGACCATCGCGGTCGCCGTCCCCGTGCCGCTGTGGTTGGTCGGGTTGTCCAGCATCTGCAATGACGCCTCGCGAGACGCATCCAGCACCACCTGACCGTCATCGGCCAGGAAGATGTCGGAAGCGTTGGCGAGGATCACGATGTCGCCAGCCGTATCGGCCAACTCGCCGACGTACTGCGACACCACCACCGGCACGCCAGCAAGGCTGCCACCGTTCATGTTGAGGCCGGGGAACTCCGCCTGACCCAGCGGGTTCAGCATCAGGGACAGCGACAGCGCCGTACCCGGCGACATGATGTACACCGCCGACGTCGGGTTGACGTTGGCTGCGATGTAACCCTGCCACAGTGCCTTCAGGTCAGCCCGAACCGCATCAGCGTTGGTGCCACTCGAAGCGACCGGCGTAACGCCGTTGGTGATGGACGCCGGAGACACACCAGCCGAAGCCGCCTTGTTCGGGTCCACGAAGTCGATATCCAGACGCTCGATCACCGCATCCGCCAAGCTCTGGCGCACGAGGCTTTCCGCCGAAGGCGTGGAGAGGCGAGCCAACTCTTCCGTGATGACCGCGATGGCCGCCACCTTGTTGAAGTCAAGCGTGGTGGCGCTGTAATCGAACTTGGTCAGCGGCTTCGGAGCGCCCTCACCTACCCAGCTTGCCGAGCCGCCGCTGGTCTGACCAGCAATGCGCACGTTGAACGGCACGCGGCGCAGGCCCTGAATCCGGCCGATGATGGTCTGCGGACGCAGGAAGTCCACAAAGTCGCCCGCGAAGTTCTGGTACTCGACCAGCGGTGATGCCCAGGTGGTATCCGTGGTGGTGCCCGCCACGACGGCCGCCTTCAGGGTGTTGACGATCGCCTCGTTCTCGGGATAGCGGCTCTTTGCCACCTCGTAGGACTGCTGAAGGTTGCCCTTGCCGATGGCAAGGCACTGGGCATAGCGGGCGAACATGATGCCCGGCTCCAGCTTCTTGGTGTTCTTGACGGTGGCGAACTGGCGGGACTCACCGGCATCCTTGGTCGACTTGCCATCAACCGGCTTGGCCGATGCGGCCTACATCTTCTGCATGTCGCGCAGATCGGTCAGCTCTTCATCGATGCTCTTCACTTCGTCACGAAGCTCGCTGAACTGCTCGCGCTCGGCGGCATCTTTGGTGCGACCCTCTTCCAGCGTCTTGCCGGTAATCTCTTCCATCGCCGCCATCTTGGCGGCGCGGGTGTTCTCCAGATCCTTGATCTGATTGTCAACGTTCATTTTCGTTTCCTCGGGATGATTTTCACAGCGCCGCGATGTGCGGCAGTTTTTGTTCCCGAAGCGCCGGGAGATGTAACGGCATCCACCTCGTTCCCTGTCGCGGGAAGGTGTTTGCTGTCGATACTTTTGATGGTGCTGATGACCGCCTCACTGTTGGCGGGGATGGTGACGAGCGAAAGCTCCATCCATTCCCATTCCTTGAAGCGAAACCCGCCGCCCTTGATCGGCTCCACGGCGTCTTTAAGCGCGCGGAATCCGATGGACACGGCGGCAACCAGCCCATACTTCAGCGACTGGATGGCTTCGTCTACACGGTCTTTCAGCGTGCCAGCCTCCTTGATGTTCGGAAGCTAGGCGGTAAACGGGATGCCTTTGTCGGTCGGCGTGGCGAACGTCACCTAGCCAACCGGCTTGTCGCTTTCATGCTGCCAAAGCAGCGGCATCGGCGTCTTGAACTTCGCGCCCATCGGTTCGACCACGTCGCCCATGCGGTCCGTGGTCGGGGTGGACGCGATGCCTGTAATGGTCACGAAATCGGCGTCGTCCTAGATGGACTTGACGTTCAGGACGGAATAAGCGCGATTGGTCATGGGTTGCCTCGAATGGGATCAAACGAACATCATCTGGTAAGCCTTTTCAGGCTCAGTGGCGCCAGTCATACCGCCAGCGCCCATGGCCATTGCCAAAGCCACCATTCCATCAATGCGGCCCGTAGCCTTGGATTTATCCAACTTACGATTACCAGCAGGATCACGGGTCGCCACCGCATTCATGGCGCACATTGTCAGCACTGGATGGCCGCCGTGTCTCACGTTGCCGTTGGCAAGCTCCGATTCAAGCGTATCTAGCGCAGGGGTCATGTCCTTGAATCCCTGTCCGAACGGCTCCAGCGGCAATTCAACGTCGATGCGCGAAAGCTCTGCCTTCAGTACGTCAATGCGCCAGCGGTCGAAATTGATGCGAACCACGTTGCGCGTGGAACAATATTCAGCCAACCATCGCGCTACCACTTCGTAATCAACTGATGCGCCCGCTGTCAGCGTCAGATGTCCATCGCGCGCCCATACGTCATACGGCACGCGGTCTTTGTGTGATCGCTCCGCTACCCCCGTCCTCGGAGCGAAGAAGTATGGTTCAACATTCCACGCCCCGTCGCCATCCTTGGCAACGGCCACGATGGCGGTCAGATCGTTCCGTGACGAAAGATCCAGCCCCATGAACACTTCGCCAAAGGCGAGCGCGTCATGGTCAACCTCACCCGCACAGGACTCCCAAACCGTCCGCGAAATGAACGGATTGGTCAGATTGACTCTCTGATTCAGGATCAGGTTGCGATAGCCGTTCTCACTGGAAGGCATGCGCCTAGCCGACTCTGCTTGACGTCTCACTTCTTCGGGATTCTGGAAGTCTCCGAATGCCGGATTGGCCTGCTTGATGGCTTCCTCGCCGAAGGGGTCAATTTCTTCGTCTGCTGTGTATAGCCACAACTTGTTGAGGGGATCTTCGCCAGACTACGCGTCAGAAATCAGAACAGACAGAAGGTCGGCGTCGGTGGGCGCTTGCGTAGAAATGATGATCGACAATGGATCGGACTGCGCGCCTGCTGCCGTCTCCAATGCCTCATAAAGCTCGGAGCGAGGTCCTTTGACCTGTCCCAGCTCATCATGAACAACGAACGCCGGGCTAAGGCCGTATGCTGTAGACGCTTCGGCGCTCAAAGCTCGATACAGCGTTCCAAGCTCGCCGCATGCAAGCTGCTTCGCCGTATCCCTAACCACCACGTATTGCGATAGGTCGGGCGACATGCGCACCATCTTGGCGGCGAGGCTAAAAAGAATCGACGCCTGCTCGCGCGATTGCGCTGCGCTGTAAAGCTGACTGTTGGACTTAGCCTCAGGTCCGCACAGGTGCAACAACAGCAAACAGGCAGAAAGTGCCGTCTTGCCATTCTTCCGCCCGAAGCTGATGATCGCGCGGCGAGTCGGCGTATCGTAGATGCCACGGATGATCTAGCGCTGCCATTCCCGCATCGCCATGGGTTGCCCAACTAACGCGCCCTCGGGCACACGCAATACGGACTCAATCCACGCGATATTTCGCTCGCCGCGAGTGGGCTCCTTTACTGTTTTCCGAACTGCCACGGCTTCTTGCCTGATTCTGCCTTATTGCTCGCAGTGGCCGCCGCTTGTGGTGTATAACGGCTCTGCTGGGTAAGCCTCAGTTTTGTAGCCAATGAGGCAACGCGCTTTGATTCCAAGTCGCGAAGCCTCATGAACTTATCCAGCACCGCCACATCATCACCAACTGTCGCGGTCTGAACCTGCACATCAAGCCAATCCGTCATAGCAGCAGCCCGGACATATTCCTTGAGCAAAGGCGCGCTATCAGTGTCAAACCAATCCACCGGCTTTGAGCCAACCACTCCTTCCCATAGCGATGCCTATTCAGCAGTCATGCCATCGGGAACGGGAAGGCGCATCCTCCCACCAACCTGGACAACGCTCAGATTGGCGGTTGATTTACGGGGCATTTTGTGTACTCTCAGGTCCAAGATTGTTACGGTTTATGCTTTGAAAAG